TTAATTGTTCTATATGATCGACTCCGTCTTGATGTTCGTCAATCAAATGCTCTAAATCAAGTTGCTCTAACTTGTCTATGATAGATTCGATTTCATCTGAGAGATAACAAAACTCCGATACACAATTGACCACATTGGCAGGTACAACACTTGCTTGTAATTTATACTTGGTGCGATCAAACATTGGTATTTGTTCATTGTGTTTTAAATGCAGTAATGCATGGTTGATATTCCTGTGCATTACAAGACGCATAGCATCTAATTCTTGTGCCGCTATACCAATGAACCCTTGATGTGTATTGTGTTGCATAGCGACGTTTATAATGCGTTGTAGGCCCCCTAAGTGACTGCATACTAACACTCTGTTATACAGTTGAAACCAACTTAACTTTAAAATGTAATTATCGTGTTGTGGGTCTAAGAGGTTGCGGAACTTTTGTACATGCTCCGGTTTAAAATTTTCATAGTTTCTGCCTAGCATATAACTGCCGGCATCAGTTCGGATAACCCAGTCAGCATACTCCGGAGCCTCTGCGTTTGTTTTAACTATGATTTCATCAGGGGAATCCTTGTACACTAAGTCGGCTGTTTGCTCCGAAAATTGTTGTATAAGAAAAGGCATACTACCTATCTTTGCAAACTCATGTGCAACTGTTACATCATGTTCTGCTATAGCCAATATACATTCTAAAAAGTCTTGTGGGTGTCCTGATAAACCGTTGTATTTTTTATCCAGTAAAAGTTTAAACAATCCTAAGTTTCTAAAAGTCATGAGATTGTCAATAAAACTATTGTTGTTTAAGTTACTACATGCTTCGTGAAATTCATGTTTTATGTGTAACCAATTATCTTCTACTGGTATCATATTAATATTTATGTGTTAATGTTTATAGACACTTCGTGTCTTTGCCAACTACAAACTTCATTCACTTCGTTCATTTCAGTTTTTGTTTGCAATTTTTTTAATAAAGAAGTTATCATGTATGTTGAGTCATAATTCACCTGTAGCAGGTGAATCAATAACGGGTCATCATGTGATGCATCGTCATCTATAACTCGGGTGCTGTTAAGAAGCGGTGGGCCTTTACTCCTCATACACTACCGTCACGAATCCCACGGAAACCGGTATAACATTGTATAGTTCTGTTATACTGATTCTCAGGTTGCTTTTTCTCAGAGCCTGAATCGTTTAATACTGTTTGTCGTGCTATTGTATCTCATTTGCCGCCATACATTCCAGATCTCGCACCGTGTGAACGGATTGTCAAGGAAATCGATATTATATGCCTCGATGGGGTGGTGTATGGTCCTATGTGTTTGCCGGGTGTGCCGTGATGTGCCTTGTGTGCCTTAGTCCTGTTGTTCAGTTAATAGTTATCGAGGCTTGATGTTTTCTTTGAGTATTTTTGAACCACCTATGCGAACGTTGATGATTCCGTTGTAATAGTCGTCTGTGAGTAACACTTCTCGTTCGAATTGTTCTCTGGCTTCTAAGTAACTGGCTATGCCTCTACTGGCACAGAAGTAAAGTATTTCTCTGGTGAATTGATCTTCACCTAATTTTTCTACATCTGCTTGTAGGTGATCTGAACTACCCCAATAGTCTCTCCAGTCGCTTTCTTTTGTACTGCGTCTTTTATTCTTTTTGCCTTTAAGCGGAGGGCGAGTAACTTTACGTTTGGCTAATTTTTTGCCAACGTATTTCATACCGTTTTGTTTGTTTGTGATAAGATAAACGATTGCTTCGCAATCTTTAGGTAAGTTGTCTACTACTTCTCCGTTATAGGTCCAATCGCTCATTAAGTTCCTACATATTCTGTGTCTGTGTTGTAACTTGTGAAGCCGCCTTCTTTGATTACATACAGCACATCATTTACTCTACCACTGAGTTCTTCTCTGTGTGATATAAGCATAATGTTTTTGTTTTGTTCTCTGCTCATTTTCTTGAGTATGCCTAATGCATTCTCAACACCGACACCATCTAAACCACTGTCAATGAGTTCGTCAATACATAAGAAGTTCATTGGGTGATTAAGGCTTTCATATATGTCTCTGAATGCCCAACTCAAACTCAGTATAAGTCTGTTACGTTCACCTCTACTTAAATTATCAAAGTCTAAGTCTCTACCATATTCTGTAATTTCCACACTTAGGTCACTGTTAAACTTAACGTCATGCGGTAAGCCAATAGCATTTAAGTAGTGTGCTAGTCTGTGATTCAAGTAAGCAATGTTTTGATCAATAATACGTCTACGGATAAAACTATCTTTACTTGTTAGTAGTTTATATAAGAATTCTTGATGATCTTTTAATGCTGTAAGTTCATTTATAGTGTCCCAACTGACTTCTTGAATGCCCGTATCTTTCATAGATTGTATTTGTTCAACATAAGGATTCTCTTCGTTATTCTTATCTTTAATACTTTGTATTAAGTTGTCTACATTATTTCTATGTGTAAGGGCCTCTTCTAGTGTTCTATAGAAGGTTTTAGGGCGTTCTTGAACAGGTCCTAGCATTTCTACGCCGTTTTTTAAGTCTTTTTCTTTGGTAATCAGAGTGTCGTTATATGTCCTTTCCTCTGTTATTTCGGTGTTTAAATCGGCCGTATATTCTTCATGTGTGTCTAAATGTGCTGTATCTTGCCCACAAGCAGGGCAGGTACCTTCTTTTGCTTTAGCCAAATTTGCTTCTAGTGTTTGCAGTTTAGTATTACTTCGTTTAATACTAGTTTCTGTGTTAGTGATATTGCTTACTAATACATTTAAATTTGCTTCGTGGTCTTTTATTTCAACCAATGCATTATGCTTTGCAATTTCTTCGTCTACATCTAGTTCGTTGACTTCTTCTAGAGCATCAGCCATTTCAGATAGTTTAGATTTCTTATTGGCTTCCCAAGCCATACTACGGCTTTCAATTTCTTTGATATTCTTTTCCATTCTAGCATTGCCATCTTTGACAGCATTGATTCGAATTTCCTCTTCCTTGATACTATCTCTAGTATCCTTCATTCTTTCTTTGAGTGTTTCTGCTTTTTCTGACAACTCCTGTATACCAAGTAGTTGTTCGATCATGTCTCTCTGATCGTTATTTTTCATGCCTAAGAAAGGTTCAGTGTATGTGTTTAGTGCAACAATATGCTTAAACATTTCGTGAGTAAAGCCAATTATTTTTTCAATGTGTTTTTGTGTTTCTCTACTGTCACCTTGTTGCTCTTGATCTTCTGATTCCGTGCCGTTAACAAAGAAACGTAACACATTAGGTCGTCTGCCTCTTTCTATACGATAGTCAACACCGTTAAGTTCAAAGTCTACACTAACTATCATGCCTTTGGCATTTGTTTTGTTAATTAAGTTATCGCGACGAATGTTAGTAAGTGCTTCACCATATAATGCGTAACTGAGTGCATTAATAATAGTAGTCTTACCTGTGCCATTTCTACTACCGTCACCACCTAGGTCTAGATTATTACCTAGTACTAGTGTTAAGTTCTTGTCGTCAAACCGCACACCTTGAACATTGTTTCCAACACTCATGAAATTCTTTACACTGATGTTTTTTAATTTAAGCATATATTATAAATTTTGGTAAATGTCAATTAACTTTTCTGTGTTAATTGTATTACTTTCTATGGTTTGTAATTGACTTATAACAATTTGTTCAACACTTTCAAATGATATTTCGCCGGCTTCGTATTCTTCCTCAACTTCTTTTATAGGTACAAGTTGTATTTCTCTACACTTGTATTTTTCCATAAAGTTTTCTTTTATGAATGTTGCTTCTTCATAACTGATATCAACATCTAATTTGATTCTTGCATAAGTATATGCATCTAAGTATTTTGCAGGATCATCAATTAATTCAACAAGTCCGCATGTAACATACTTAGGACACTGAGGCCAGTTTACATATACTGGTTCTTTGTCCCATTCAAGATACATGTATCCTCTGTCGTTGTCCTGTGCGTCTGCGTAATTGTGTGGAAATGCATTACCTATATAATGAATGTTTTCGTCATATTGTCTTTTATGAAAGTGGCCACTAAACACATATTCTGGGTTTCTCAACATAGATGCATTTATTCCGCCATGGTCTGGCATCTCTATCATTGCATTCATTTTAAAGAAAGGTAATTCGAAATGACCAAACATATACTTGCATGTCATTTTAGCAACTTTCTTATATTCGTTTTCTACCAACCAAGGTACAATACCGACATTGCCTTCTTCAAACAACTCGTCTATCATTACAAAGTTGTTTAAGTCTCTAGCAAACTCCATGCTGTTTAATTCACGTTTATCTCTGTAATATAAATCGTGATTACCTGTAATAAAGTAAACTTTGTTAAATGCTTCGTTAAGTTTCTTAAGGTCGCCCCAACTAGCATTTAGTGTTGCTACATTTACACTTGCTCTATGATGGTGCCAGTCGCCTAAAAAGAAACAGGTTTCAGCACCGCGGACTTTTGCCTCAGCAATAAACCAGTCAACAAAATTACTACAATCTCTTAAGTGTTGATGGCTATTAGATTTAAGTCCGTAATGTATGTCCGTAAAGACAACTGCTTTTTCAAATAAATTGTCTGTCATACTTAGGCATCCGATTCTGAATTCTTTGTTTCTTCTCTCAAAGCCTTCATCTCATTTTCATGTTGAATCTGTCTGCCATAACTTGGTAAGTGTCCAGAGTCAATTAATATATCGTCTCTGATGTTTTGATTTTTCTTTTCTATGTTTAACACTCTTGTGAAACTGTTATTTACAGCGGCAGTATAATAAGCAAATGGATTGTCTGATTTTGCTTCATTAAATTGCAACCCAATCATAGCAAGTTGTAATAATGCCTGACCTCTCATTTCGTCAACATAAGTATATCCTCTCCAATTGGATCTTTGACTATACCTGTCAACTAATTTAAGATACATTTTCCCTAACTCATTTGTAATGCTACCATGATCAACAGAAAACTTACCACTCTTAGGACCGCCTTTCCAGTGACTCCTAGCAACCTCTTCCCATGTACCGTTTATCAAGCCATAATGCTTAAATGGTGGAAAGTTTACTTTTGCTTTTGTTTCTGCTTCGTTTCTAGGATTCTTTTTTCTGCCTGGTTCTAGTGGAATGTGTTCATAAGTCATTTGTCTTATTACCACGTCTTCATCAGCAATATCTTCGATATCAACTAAAAAGTCTTTTTGTCTAGGCTTTTTATTTGCAGGTCCTTCGTATCCTTCGACTGCTCTTTTATAAGCAAAGTCTTTCATTTTTCCTGCTTTATTTTGTTTTGCTTCGAGTACCACTGCATCAGTAATTTCATCTTCTAAATTAATAATAATGTCTGGATAATCATATTGCGGTGATTTAATCCAACAAAAAGACATCTTGCTCAGATGTATTTGTTTAAGTAAATCTTTATTGTTCAAGTATTTAACTTTTGCGACCATTGTGTCTCCTTATAATTAACCTTTATTATACATTAATTTTTTCTAGTGTCAAGTATAATTATCCAATTCTGGCCAATAACGGCTAGTTTATTGATATCGATAAATACATAGTACATTAGGAGAAAGAATGGCACTTAATACAACAGGTCAAAATGAAAAATTAGATATGGACTGGAGAGCACGACTTCAAGTTATGCGAGCCAATAAAGAAGATTTCTTTGGAAAAGCAGATGAAGGCGGCGGTGAAGAAGGCAAGGCAAGTCCAAAATCAGATATTATGGGACCTTTAATTGCTGACCGTGGTATTATATTTCATTACCAGCCTAGTATTTTCATAGCCTATAGTGCTACATACGATACACAAAGTTTTCAAGGTACCAATTATCCTTTGCATACTTATATTAATAGTCAACCTCCTACAATACCTATTCAGACACAATACACCGCAAATAATCAGGAAGAGGCAAGATACTTATTAGCAATGATGCATTTTTTAAAATTATCAACCAAAGCACAGTTTGGTGAGAGTGCAGTAGTTTCTGGTAAGTTTGGTAGGCCACCTCCGGTCTTAGAATTTAGTTATCTAGGGCCACAAGGATATGACAGAGTACCAGTTGTTGTTAATGACGTAAACTTTATTATGCAAAATAATGTAGATTATATACCGGTAGAACATGCAACAATAGTGTCTGAAAATCATGTAAGTGCATTTAGAACTACAGAAAATGATGCAAATTCTATATCACAAGTAACGTATGTACCTACAGATTTAGAAATGACAATTACAGTTCTTCCTCAATACTCTCCGAGAAGAACAAGACGACTATTTGATCTTGATAATATGAGGAAAGGCGGAAACATAGGATTTATTTAATGGCAGTATATAATAAGAACAGTTTTTTAAAGAATGCACAGAATAAGGCTTTTTATACAGGACTAAATTATAAAAATTTGCCTGGAATACCTGCATCGTTAACAGACAAAGAATTTTTGATTACAAAAAAATATGCAAATAGACCTGACCTTTTAGCACATGATAAATTTGGTTCTGCTGAATTATGGTGGGTATTGGTATTAAGTAATCTAGAAATTATTAAAGATCCAATAGTAGACTTCAAAGAAGGAACAGTAATACGCCTTGTTACAGCCAGTAGAGCAACTCAGATAGTAGGCACATAATATGGCCAATGCAGACGTTAATCTCAATGACACAGAAATTGCAAGTGCTTTTCTACCAGGCGAAATTGCAACTAACATATTAATTAATCCTGCTGATGAATATGCTTCATCAACATATAGATTGACTTTTAGTATGTTACCGTATTCTTATTATACAACACAAGAAGTTAATTTAGATTTAAAAGGCGGTAGTAGAATTATTATTGCTCAAACAGGTGTGACCAAATTTCAAATAGAAGATCTAGAAATATCATCTGTAACAACAGGTTCACCACCAAACAATTTAAAAGGCAATACAACTTCATCTTACATAATGAACTTCACATTAAAAGAACCATACGGCATGTCATTTGTTGACTTGTTAAATCGTACAGTTGTAGAATTAGCAAAAAAAGATAAAGGAATAGAATTTCCAGGCAAACCATCATTACAGGAGATGCCTTATTTAATGGAAATAGAATTAATAGGACAAAAAGATCCTATCAGCAAAGAAAAAGAACCTGAAAAATTAGACTTAGGCGAAGTTTATTATCACACAGCAATTCCAATTAGACTAGTAAACTTTAATGCTCAACCGGGTGTCGAAGGCACGGGTTATCAAATGGTTGCTGTTACAATTAACGAAATTTACAAAAGTGCTGATAGATCAGTTTCAGTAGTACCAAAAGACTTAAAGATTACAAGTGAGAACGGTACAGTAGAAGAATTGCTTGAAGATTTTACAAAAGAAATGCAAAAGCAACAAGTAGCCATTGCAACTGGTAAATCTTTAAAAACCGAAGGTGGTAAAGCAACAGCACCCCAATTGGGAGTTTATGAACTATCATCAGAAGGCCTTCCAGAAAATCCAGATATATTTAAAGACGGTTTGCCCGTTGACGAAGAATATAAATCTGGACCTATACATCTCAAAGACATAAAAGATTTTAAAGATAAAACTATTGAAGGCACTAAAGCAGACGATCTTAGTGGTAAAGGAGATCCTGCAGATGATGGACAAAATAATTCGATCACAGTGAATATACCAAAAGACACAACCGTCGAAAATGTTATTAAAGATCTAGCAAGTTTAAATACAGCATATTGCAAACTTGCACATCGATATGAAACTGGAGACAACGATGTAGTTGTAGATCCAGATAAATGTAATTTGGATAAAGTGAATGTAGTCATACCAGAAGTAAAAAAATCAAGTGAATGGACTAATGGAAAATTTACAGCAGATGGCAAGATTTCGTATGAATTTAAATATACACTCACAGGTAAACTGTCATCCGGTATTGTTTGTACACCTAAGGAGTTAGCAGAATCAAATGATAAAGCCAGATCCACCAAGGCCGCAAAAGACAGAAACATATCAAAATTTTATGGCTACTATTATACTGGTATGAATGATCAGGTGTATGACATTGATCTAACAATAGACAACATGGTTAGATATCTACAGCCAGGATTTGGCGGTAAGCAGTCATCTTATTCTGCCAGCGAAGCCGCACAATTAAGTAGCAAAGGCATTGCCACTGTCGAGAAGTCAATAGAAAATGATCTTACAGAAACTAAAAATGTTATACTAGACAAATTTGAAAGAATTGGTAAAGAACTTAAAAATGTAGTTACACAATTAGCAGAATTACCGATAACATTAACAACAGATTTACAGTCACTTGCTACAGGCTTGAATCCTATAGAAGGAGTTACCACAGACGAAGTTACAGGCACAAGAATAGTTAATCTCAGAATGCCAAGTTCACCTATTGCAATTTTACAGAAAGGAAAAACAATCACAGAACTTACAACAGATCTTAATAATTTAACAAACAGCATTGATGACTTACAAGATTCGATACAAGGAGAATTAAGCGAATTGCTAGACTCACAGATATCTAATATAATGAGTAAAGCATTTACGCCTTTTGATGTATTAGACAGTTTGGGTAATAAAATAGGTGAAGGTATAAATGGAATGATAGGTGCTGTTGAAGGAGTAGTAGGCGAAATAGGATTAGATCAATTTGGTATTAATACAAACGATTTACTTGATCCTGCTAAAGATATTATAAAAAAAGAGTTTCCTTTTGTAAACTTTGATGAAAACGGCGAGACGGGTGGAGATGAAAGCAGTGGTTCAACGCCACCAGGATTTAATCCTGGTACAGTATCTACATCTGCAACTGTAGATCTCGAAGGCGTTTACATGGAAGAGTTTGAATATCTATCAGACGATAACAGTCCAGAAGAAATAGATAAGATGTTTGGTGAGTTTGATACTGGTTACGGTGAAAGAGAACTAATAGGTCCTTGTACAAGCAAATTTGTTAATAGGAGTTTATTTTCAATGATGCTTACAAATTCAGAATTAGGCACACCATACTTGAAAAAAATGAATATGACAATTAAGGGTGATCCTTATTGGTTAGGAAAATCTAAAATTAAAGGCAATACGTTTTCACAAAAACCAAAAGTAGAATATCTAGGTGATGATGAAGCAGATTTAAAATCTGTTTTAGAAGAATCGCAAACAGATAATGTTGCGCCATATGGTATCGGCGATGTTACGTTTTTGTTTGCATACTTGTTCCCTAGAGAATATGATACATGGCACGACGATCCAAGCAGACACACAGGCGAAATGAAAGATTTAAAATTGGACCAATCATTTTCTGGTCAGTTTGCAGTATATAGAGTTGTACATAATTTTTCAGGTGGTGTTTTTAGACAAAATATTGAAGCAGTTAGATTAGAATTTCAAGGACAATTTCCAGAATTGTCTTTAAAAGATCAAGAATCTAGAGATGCAAAAGCAGAAATTGCCAGGCAATTAGGTCAAACAGTTCCAGACCAATTAGGCATAGGAAATCAAACTAATACTGATTTTGGTCTACTCCCTGAAAATTTGAACATTGATGTAAGCAATGTTACTGCCGGGATAGGTGATACTTAATTCTAGAGGAGATTAAATACTAACATGATACCACGTCAATACAGAAAACAAGTAGAACAAAAATTAGGAAATTCCACTTCTTCGGTCTACATTGGAACAATAACATCAGCAGACGATCCATCACGTAACGGATTGTTATGGGTACACATACCCGAACTAACTGGACCAGAACCATCAGCAGACTCGTTATTTCAATGTATATGGACGTCACCATTTGCTGGAGCAACACCAGATAACATATCATCAGATCCAAACTCTCCAGAGGCTTCGCAAACCAGTTATGGCCTATGGATGAGACCACCAGATCCAGGTAACCAAGTTGTAGTTGGATTTTTCAACAGTAATGGTAGTATGACTCCCATAGTACTTGGTTGTATGTTTCAAACGCAAAGAAACTTTATGGTGCCAGGCATTCCTGCAGGTAAATCCATAGGTGGAGTTACACCTGTAAGAGAAGCAAATATGCGAGCCAACATAAAAAATCATAATGTGGAATACTCGGGTACTGTAAAGAACGTAGACGTAAAAGCAGAGAATAGACCTGCACACGAATTAGAAAGCACAATATTTGCACAAGGACTAATCAACGATTTTATTAGAGGCCAGAGTACAAGTGGAGCAAGGCGAGAAGGTGCAAGTGAAGTGTATGGTATATTAACACCTGGTGCAAAGAAACCAAACAATCCAGCACAGAGATTTTCCGGACATCAGTTCGTACTAGATGACAATAATGATAATCCACATATTAGGATTCGTACTGGAGGCGGAAATCAAATAGTTTTAAATGATGCTGAAAATTTAATTTACATTTCTAACAAAAGTGGCTCTGGGCATATAGAAATAGATTCAGCAGGAAATATAGACATTTATGGTACGTCAAGTTTTAATGTTAGAACATCGGGTGATTTAAATCTACGTGGTGATAAAAATGTAAATATTGAAGCAGGACAGAATGTTAATATCAAAGCCGCAAATAATTATCCACACCCTAATGATATTAACGAATCAGAAAAAGGTGTTGTAGACAATCAAGAATTAGCATACGTGAATCCAGTATATCAAAGTAAACTCACTGAAGGTAGTGTAAACATTGAAGGTGT